ATTTTTTTTTGCAATATGGTTTGCAACACACTATAGTACGCCCAATGACTTTCTACTCACTGCCATTCACACCAGAGCGGACGCAGGCCACCGAGGCGCGGCTGGAGGCAATCTATAAAGCTGCCCGCTATGGCCTGAAGGGTGACAGTCTGGCGATGGCCGCTGGATTGACCCCGCGGCAGTTCCGCGTGCTGGCCGACGCAGACCCGCTGGTCGAGATGGCTGAGATCAAAGGCCGCAGCGATGGTGAATACACAGCGGCTAAGACCATGTACGAAGCGGCGCGCGATGGCGACAGCAAGGCTGCGCTGGAGATACTCAAGCATCAACACGGCTGGGTAGCCAAACAGCAGATCGACGTGAACATCGACCAACAGATAAGCATTACAGGCGCGCTGGAAAAAGCACAGTCGCGCGTCATCGAGGGGCTGTACACTGACGTGACGCCCCGCCTAGAGGATAACACACATGCAGCAGCCGATATATTCAGCGCAAGACGAGATGGAGTTGATGGCGCGGCTGTGGTCGCCCAGCCTGAAGGATGACCCCCTAGCATTTGTGCTGTACACATTCCCGTGGGGCCAAGCAGGCACACCGCTGGAACATTTTCCCGGCCCGCGTAAATGGCAGCGCCAGATACTCTCAGACCTGCGCGACCACATCAAGGCGAACAACGGCAAGGTTGACTTTGACACAGCGCGGCTGGCGATTGCGTCAGGGCGCGGTATCGGCAAGTCAGCCCTAGTCAGTTGGCTCACCATCTGGATGTTGTCATCACGCATAGGGTCAACGACCATCGTGTCGGCAAACTCCGAAGCGCAGTTGCGGTCCGTCACATGGGCAGAAATTACCAAGTGGCTGGCGATGTCGCTCAACAGTCACTGGTTCGAGATAGCCGCCACACGCATCATGCCAGCCAAGTGGCTGACAGAACTGGTCGAACGTGACCTGAAAAAAGGCACGCGCTATTGGTCAGTCGAGGGCCGGCTGTGGTCGGAAGAAAACCCTGACGCATACGCAGGGGTTCACAACTTCGACGGTGTGATGCTGATCTTCGACGAAGCCAGCGGTATCCCTGACAGCATCTGGTCGGTGAGTGATGGTTTCTTCACGGAGAACACGCCGCATCGCTTTCATCTGGCGTTCTCCAACCCACGGCGTAACACAGGGTATTTCTACGAGACGTTCCACAGCAAGCGGGCGTTCTGGCAAACACGCGTCATCGACGCCCGCGATGTCGAGGGTACAGACAAAAACCTGTATCAGCGCATCATAGATGAATACGGGCCAGACAGCTACCAAGCCAGTGTCGAAGTCTACGGTAACTTCCCGTCTGAAGGTGACGATCAGTTCATCGGCAGCAATCTGGTCGATGATGCCATGAAGCGGCCACCCATCAAAGACGACAGCGCCCCCATCGTCATAGGTGTGGACCCTGCACGCTTCGGGGCGGACGCCACCGTCATCGCCATACGGCAGGGCCGTGACATCCTAGAGTTGCGGAGACACCGCGGCGCTGACACAATGGAAGTGGCTGGCTACGTCATCGACGCCATAGAGCAGTTCAAGCCTGCGCTGGTCTGCATCGACGAAGGCGGGCTAGGTGCAGGCGTCGTGGACAGGCTGAAGGAGCAGCGGTACAAGATACGTGGCGTGAACTTCGGCAATAAGGCCAAGAACCAGATCATGTGGGGCAACAAGCGCGCAGAGATGTGGGGTTCCATGCGTGACTGGCTACGCACAGGCCATATCCCCAACGACAGGTTCCTGAAGACAGACCTTATCAGCCCGCGCACCAAGCCGGACAGCAAGGGTACGCTGTTCCTCGAAAGCAAGAAAGATATGAAGTCACGCGGGCTGGCGTCACCTGACGCAGCGGACGCCATAGCGGTGACATTTGCCTTTCCTGTGGCATCTAAAGACCCACGACAAGGACGCGTTGACAGACGCTCCTCAAGCGGGTATTCTCCCGCTGGATATTCTACATCTTGGATGGGCAGCTAGTGGCAGACAAGAAAAAATCAGTTTCGTTGTCCGTTGGCAGAGGCGAGAAATTGCCTGTGTCAAAAGGTGCGGGCCTGACTGCCGCTGGTAGAGCGAAATATAACGCTGCAACAGGCAGCAAATTGAAGGCGCCAGCGCCGAATCCAAAGACAAAGGCTGACGCAGGACGCAAAGCGTCGTTCTGCGCCCGCATGGGGGCTGTTGCAGCCAAGGCAAAAGACGGCGAACGCGCCAAAGCTAGTTTGAAAAGGTGGAAATGCCCATGAAACCCGGACTATATGCCAACATCAACGCCAAGAAAGCCCGCATTGCTGCTGGATCAGGCGAAAAAATGCGTAAACCGGGCGCTAAAGGCGCCCCCACAGCCAAGGCTTTCAAAGAAAGCGCCAAAACAGCCAAACCAGCTAAGAAGGGTAAGTAAATGCCAGCTAATAAATACACCAAAGCCCTGTATAAGACAGGCACTGTAAAGGCTGAAAAGGCTGCAATGGCTAACCGCGACCCAGCACGCGCACGCGCAGCTATGAAAGCTGTAGCCCGCGAAGGCACGACACGCGGCGCAGAGATGGTAAAGCCTGCCAAGCCAGTGCAAGTCATCCGCACGACCGTGTCGATGAAGCCAACGCCAACAAAGAAGAAATAAAGTGCCTCTGGTCAAGTCGCCCAGCAAAGCCGCGTTCCGCAAGAACATTAAGGCCGAGGTAAACGCCGGAAAACCTGTCAAACAGGCGGTCGCAATCGCGTACAGCGTGAAGCGTGAAGCCGCTAAAAAAGGTAAAAAGTAACCACAATGGCTGATCCGACAGGTATTAACAAAGTAGGCGATGTAGCTGACATCGGTAGCGATCCAGCGAACACTCGCGGTGACCCTGATACAATGGCAACTATGCGCCATCGGCTACAGATGTCGATGGCAGCCTATTCGGACAGCCGTGAAGACGAACTGGACGACCTTCGGTTCATGGCCGGCAGCCCTGACAACCAGTGGCAGTGGCCTGCTGACGTATTGGCAACCCGCGGTGCGGTGCAAGGCCAGACAATTAACGCACGTCCCTGCTTGACAATTAACAAATTGCCGCAGCACGTCCGTCAGGTGACGAACGAACAGCGTCAAAACCGGCCTGCCGGTAAGGTAATCCCTGTCGATGATAACGCTGACATTGAAGTAGCAGCGATCTTCGACGGCGTCGTGCGGCACATCGAGTATATGTCCGACGCTGACGTAGCCTACGACACAGCCTGCGACAACCAAGTCACCTACGGCGAAGGTTATATCCGTCTCATTACGGAATATTGCAACGAAGAGACTTTCGACCAAGACGTTCGCATTATGCGCGTCCGCAACTCGTTTAGCGTCTACATGGACCCTACGATCCAAGACCCATGCGGCGCAGACGCTGAATGGTGCTTTGTCACGCAGGATATGACGAAAGACGAGTACGAGCGCGAGTTTCCAGACGCGACACCCATCTCGTCGATCCTGTCAACCGCTGTCGGCGATGAAAGTATGTCGGCATGGCTTGACGAAGACACTATCCGCGTCGCGGAGTATTTCTATTACAAGCGCAAGCGCGAAACGCTAAACCTGTACCAAGACAACGTCTCTGCGTTCAAAAACACCGACATGGATAAGCAACTGCGCGCCATGTACGGCAAGCCGATCCGCAGCCGCGAAGTAGACCGCAAAAAAGTCATGTGGATGAAGACCAATGGCTATGACGTGCTGGACGAGCGCGAATGGCCGGGCAGTTGGATACCTGTCGTGCGCGTCGTAGGTAACGAATTTGAAGTGCAAGGACAGATTTACGTGTCCGGTCTGGTGCGGAACGCCAAAGACGCACAGCGTATGTACAACTATTGGACCAGCCAAGAAGCAGAAATGCTGGCGCTGGCGCCAAAAGCGCCCTTTATTGCCTATGGCGGTCAGTTCGAGGGCTATGAGAACCAGTGGAAGACTGCCAACACGACCAACTGGCCGTATTTGGAAGTCAACCCAGACGTTACAGACGGCGCTGGGAACGTATTGCCGCTTCCGCAGCGTGCAGCCCCACCGCTGCCGCAAACAGGTCTGATACAGGCTAAAATGGGCGCTGGTGAGGACATCAAGTCCACCACCGGCCAGTATGACGCATCTTTGGGCCAGCAAGGCAACGAACGGTCTGCAAAAGCCATCACCGCACGCGAAAAGCAGGGCGATGTCGGCACGTATCATTATGTTGACAACCTTGCCCGTGCGATCCGTCACATCACCCGCCAGCTTGTCGATATTATCCCTAAGATTTACGACACACAGCGTATCGCGCGCATCATTGGCGTTGATGGCGAAGTCAGCATGGTCAAAATGGACCCAATGCAGCAAGAGCCTGTCAAGGAAATTCGTGACCAAAATGGCGGACTGATCGAAAAAATCTACAACCCGTCAATCGGCACATACGACGTTATGGTCACAACTGGCCCCGGCTACATGACTAAGCGTCAAGAGGCGCTCGACGCCATGTCGATGATTCTGCAATCCAACCCGCAGCTTTGGACTGTGGCCGGCGATTTGTTCATCAAGAACATGGATTGGCCCGGAGCGCAGGAAATGGCGAAGCGGTTTAAGAAAATCCTTGATCCGAAAGTCTTGGAAGAAGGCGACCAATCGCCTGAAATCATGGCCGCCAAGCAACAGATCGAAGCCTTGTCGCAAGAACTCAACCGCGTGTCTGACATCATGGAAAACATCCAAGATAGCGCAGAGCAGCAGAAGATTTCCATCGACAAGTACAAGGCTGAAGTGCAGGCTTACGAAGCCGAAACCAAGCGCATCTCTGCGGTACAAAACAGCATGACACCTGAGCAAATTCAGGATATTGTCATGGGTACGATTGCAGGCGCGCTGGATACAGGCGACTTGATCGGCGGTTCACCTGAAATGCGCGAAGTACCGCAGATGGACGAACAGATGCAGCAAGCCCCTGAGATGGGCGAACAGCCTGAGATGCCGATGGAAATGCCAATGCAAGAACAAGCCCCTGAAGGAATGATGTAATGAGTTGCGCTGATTTTGTAGGTACATTGTTTCTTGCGCGTGACGTTGCACACTCGACGCATTTGAACACGCGCAGCTACGCAAAGCATAAAGCGTTGCGGAAGTTTTACAGCGAAATCATTGATTTGGCAGACAAATATGCGGAAGCCTATCAGGGCAAATACGGCCTCATCGGCCCTATTTCGCTGATGTCGGCTAAGAAAACCAACAACATTGTCGAGTTTCTTGAAGGTCAAGTAGACGAACTGATGGAAATGCGGTATAAAGTCGTCGATAAGGATTGCACCCCAATCCAAAACATTATCGACGAGATTTTTGGCCTGTATTACAGCACGCTGTATAAACTGAAATTTCTCGCATAAGGACGCGCTATGGAACTCTTAAACCCACTAAGCAAAGCTGATTATCCTGCATACAGCGTGGCGTATACCGGCACTGCTGGTAACACGTCCACATGGCCTCCCGGCGCGCAAGGCGTTGTGGTCTGGTCGGATCAGGCTTGCTACGTCGAAGTAGGCGTCGGCGCTGTCGCTACGACCGCCAGCACGCCAATCCCGCCATTTACGCCAATTCCTTTTGTGCTGACTGTCAACACGTCGGGCGCTCCTTGGCGTGTGAGCGCCATTCAGGTGTCCACAGGTGGTACGGTGTACGCCAAGCCGATTAACCGGAACTGATACATGGGCTTCGGCGGCGCGCTTCGTAACGGTATCTCTTTAGGATTAGGAAGCATTATTAGCTTTCTGTCCGGCTACGCTGACGCTGTTGTACAAGGCAATCTGCTGACTGAAATTGGAGACAACCTCGTCCAAGAGGACGGCGGATTGTTGCTACTGGAGTAATTAGATGTCAGTAACCCCTTCACCCATCGGCGGCTTTGCAGCGCAGTTTTTCGACAATAACGGCGTTATCCTGTCGGGCGGCAAGATTTACACCTATGCAGCCGGCACAACCACGCCGCAGGCGTCCTACACCAGCGCACTAGGTATTACGCCGCACAGCAACCCTATCATATTGGATAGCGCAGGACGCGTACCGGGCGGCGAGATTTGGCTGACTGACGGTCTGGTCTATAAGTTTGTCATTGAGACAGCCACAGGCATCCTGCTTGGCACTTACGACAACATCACCGGCGTCAACTCGAACTTTGTCAACTACACGGTGCAGGAAGAAGTCATCACGGCTACCGCCGGCCAGACTGTGTTTAACCTGACGACGATCAACTACACGCCCGGCACGAACTCGCTGTCGGTCTACATTGACGGCGTGAACCAGTATGTTGGCGACAGCTATCTGGAGACGGACAGCGACACTGTCACGTTTACCTCTGGCGTACACGTCGGCGGCGAAGTCAAGTTTACGACCGCAGTGCAAAGCACCAGCGGCGCTGTAGACGCGTCGATTGTCAGTTATGATCCACCATTTACGGGAAGCGTAGCTACCACCGTTGAAGACAAGCTGGCTCAATATGTTTCGGTCAAGGATTTCGGCGCTGTTGGCGATGGCGTTGCGGATGATACGGTCGCTATTCAGGCTGCTGAAGATGCTTGTGCCGCTTCCGGTCAGGCTCTTTTGTTTCCTGCGGGAACTTATCGGTGCAATTCTGGGATTACAAAAAAGTCTGTCAACTGGATTGGTGAAGGCAAATACGACACCAAGTTAGCATATTATGGTTCTGCTACGTTTATCAACGCAACGGGGACAGACCCAAGCAGAAAGCTGTTCACAATTTCAGATATGGAATTGAATGGAACAAACGCTGGCGCGGCGGCGATTGGTATTACGCTTGGATGGAACCAACGATCTACGCCTCTGGTTCGCGTGCATATTTTCAATTTTGGTCATTACGGTATTCATTTTAATGACCAAAACTGGATTGTTGATTTTTACGATGTTGAGGTTGACACTTGTGGTGGTCAAACCAGCAACAGCAGCGGCATTTTTAAAGATACTGCAATCGACGCGGGAACTTGGAACACAATCAGTTTCTATAATCTGACCGTTGAGGCGTGCGGAAGCGCGTCAAGTGCGGCTGGCGGTGTTCGTTTGCTTACTACCAGCGCAAACCGTGGGTTGTATTTTTACAGCCCTTGTATTGAAGGGAACTTTGGTACATCTGAAATTACTGTAACCAATATGGCAGACTGCCAATTCCATAATCTATATATGGAAGTGGTGTCAGCACAAGCAACAAACGCTGTTGAGCTTTACGGCGTCACTGGCGGCTTTACTGGCGGCTATATTACTGGCGATAACATTGTCACAAATTTGATTGGCGTAAAAATTGGTGCTGGCGGCGCATTTGTATCAAACGCTATTGAGTTTGACAAAATTACAATTCTTAATTTTGCGTCCTCAATCAGTTCATTGTCCGCAAAAATTTGGACGAACCAGATTCACGGCGATAAGACGTTTGCTGATCCAAGTTCCAGCACTCAATATTTTGGCGATTATTCACCTCGCGTTTCTGCGGTAAAGAACGCCACTCAGACAATAACAAGTGGCACATTTCAAAAAATCACGTTTCAAACAGAAGTCTATGACCTTTGTGGAAAGTTTGCCAGCAGCACATGGACGCCGCAAACAATCGGAACATATCAAATTAACGCACAAATAAGTTGGTCAGCCGCTGTTGATCAAGACCGATTGATTATTTCCATCTACAGACGTGGAAGCGCGTATAAGTCTTTTATTGCCCGTGCTAACGGAATTGGTGAACAATCAGTGCAAATCAGCGCCCAAGTTGACACTGATTTGATTAATGACACGATTGAAATTTATGCCCGACAGGACTCTGGGGTTAGCCAGACAATTTCAGCAGGGGCTGCTGAAACTTGGTTTATGGGTAGTTTAATTGGGCGCACTACGTAAGGAACTAAAATGGCCGATAAGAAAATCTCAGCATTAACTTCTGCCTCTACGCCGCTTGCGGGTACGGAAGTTTTGCCAATTGTTCAAAGCAGCGCGACAGTAAAAGTTTCTGCTGCTAACATAACCGCTGGACGTGCAGTAAGCACCTTGAGCGTAGCATCGCTTGGGCCAAACGGTATTCCAATCACAATGCAAGAGATTACGGCTGCACCATCTAGCGCCACGGCTGCATATGTTGGCGTAACCACCAGTGCTTTCCCCGGCGGCGCAAATGGCGATCTTGTCCTTATCCCCCGATCTAGTTCTACAAATGATGTTCGCGTACTTGTTGGTAGCGGAACACCGACCGACGCTTTGGTCGTACAAGGCTCGACAAAAAACATTTTGGCATCTGCTGGCAACATTGTAATGAGTACTGCTGGCAAAGGCATCGACTTTAGCGCAAACACGCACGCGGCAGGCATGACCAGCGAATTGCTGAACTGGTATGAAGAAGGTGCTTGGACACCCAGTGTCGGCGGTGACGCTACATACACTATTCAAGAGGGCCTTTACGTTCGCGTTGGCGATTTGGTTTATGTTCAATGCCAGCTTTTGCTTAACATCCTCGGCACTGGCAGCACGACGACGATTAGTGGTTTACCGTTCCAAGCCTTTAGCCCCAGCAATTCATCACGCGGTACTGGCTCAGTTTGGTACTGTGGCAACCTAGCTACCGGCGTAACAACACTCACCCCCGGCGTAACACCCGCAGGTCAAACAATTACGTTTGGTGGCTTTACTGTGCTTGGCGCTGGAACAACCATGTCAGTACCGCTTACTGTTTTTCAAAACGGAACCCGCGTTGATTTTTCTTTGGTTTACCGTGCAAATTAAAGGTATATCGACATGAGCCTTACCAAAGCCACTTACTCTATGATTGAAGGCGCAGCAGCTAACGTGCTGGACTACGGCGCTGTGGGCGACGGCACTACAAACGATACCGCTGCATTTACGGCGGCGCTCGCGGCCAACCCTTTAGTGTATGTTCCATGCGGGACTTACATTATTCAAAACTTGTCAATCCCATCCAATAAAACACTTTTTGGCGGCGGCAAAGAAACCATCCTGAAGTTACCCGCGGCGTCCATTCTTCGGGTTATAGCGACCACTGGGTCAACAGACGCAACCGTCCGCGACTTGACCTTGGATGCCAGAGGCACTGGCACAAGCATTGCTCTGTTTACTACTTGCACGCGCATAAATGTACTCAATGTTTGGGCCACAGGTTCTGCGTCGCATGGTATAGAGTTCGATAATTGCGGCGGCTGCACGCTGGATGGCGCTGAAATCTATTCAACTGGCGGTGCATCATCTTCGGCTGCGGTATATTTGAAAAACCCTACGGGTAACGGATCGTACAACGTAGTCAGCAACGTATATTTTCGTAGCATCAATGGTCGCGGCGTTCACAATCTAGGGAACAACTTTACCCAGATTAGCAACATCCGCGCTGATATGACTAATGGCGAGTCCATTCTGGTTCAGGACTCCACATCTGTCATAATGCAAAGTATTACGCATACAGGCGCTGAACCGGGCGCTGCGGCGCTTTCGGATGGCATCGCTATTGAAGGCAACTGCTTGTATTGCGTCTTAGATGATTTCCATGTCTCCAACAGCGCAGGTCATGCCGTTTCTTTAGGCAACCGCTCTGGCGCAAATGGCGCAGCCTACTGCACGGTGTCGAATGGCGTTGTTGTAAACGCTGACGAATGCGGTGTGTCGATTACCGATCAAGGCGTTGCCAATGGGCCTACAGCTAATGTGGTTTGCAATGTTGTTGTCCAAAACGCAGGAAAACAAATTGTAAGTGCATCGTTCAATGTATCTGGTGGCAGCAACAACCAGTTTGTAAACTGCACCGCGGTTGACAGCCAAGGATCGCCGACAACAACTTACGGTTTCCAAGAAAACAATACTGGCGCAAATACCGCGACAAGCAACAGTTTTTCTGGCCGTTTGATTGGGCCGTTTACCGTTGAGGAATACGACCTAAGCAGCACATTGTCGTGCGTAAGAGAGTCCACAAAAACTATTACGCCAACATGGTGTACTTTTGATGGAAACGGCGGCGCAACTATCACGGGGAGCAGCAACGTAACATCCGTTGTTCGCAACAGCGCGGGTAACTACACGATTACATTCAGCAACCCAATGCCCGCTGGCTACCCTATTTCGGCTATTACACGTTCGTTTGCCGGTAACAACTATATTCAAGTTTTTACCGCACCGACATCAACGTCAGTCACAGTTCAAGTGCGTACAGATGCAGGCGTAGCTAACGATAGTGATTACATATCAGTCCGCGTAGGGTAACTGAGATTGCATTAATTTAACCTAATGTCTGGTGGGATAGCCAGATTGGAAACAGGAGAATAAAAATGGCTTTAGAGAAACAAGTTACCGCTGATAAGATCGAAGTTATCGAAAATGGCTGCGTGCAAGTTCGCGTCAAGACTGCCATCCTCGAAGACGGCGAACAGATCAGCGGCACATTCCACCGTCACGTTGTCGCCCCCGGCGATGACTACAGCGCAGAAGATGCTCGCGTGCAGGCAATATGCGCCGCGACGCACACCGCTGACGTAGTGGCTGCCTATGCCGCAGAACAAGCTAAGAACGCACTACCAGAAGTAGAAGCGTAACAAGATTGCCAGACTGCATCAAATGATGTAGTCTAGCCACCAACCGTACTGATGCGGCTCATCAGGAACTCTTTAAGGGTTAAACATGGACGATAATGTCTTTACCGAAGCGGATGCCTCCGCGCCAGAACTCGAAGCCACGGCAGCAATCGAGCCTGTAGAAAACACGACGCCGGAAGAGCAGTCTGCTGATCAGGAAGCACCCAAGACCTTCACACAAGAAGACTTGGACGCCATTGTAGGCAAACGACTCGCAAGAGAGCAGCGTAAATGGGAACGCGAACAGGCTCAAAGAGCAGAGGAAATGCAGGCACGGCAGCAGCCGATCCACGACATCTCCCCTGACCAATTTGAGACTTATGAGGATTACGCAGAGGTTTTGGCCGAACGTAAAGCCGAAGAACTGCTGGCACGCCGTGAAAAGGACAGCCAGCAACGTGCAATGCTAGAGTCTTATCACGAACGTGAAGAGGCGGCGCGGGACAAATATGACGACTTTGAACAAGTCGCCTATAACCCCAACCTTCCAATCACCGACGCGATGGCGATGGCAATACAAGCGTCCGATATTGGTCCTGACGTGATTTATCACTTAGGCATCAACACAAAAGACGCCCAGCGTATTTCGCGTATGGACCCCATTTTGCAAGCTAGGGAAATTGGTATGATCGAGGCGCGGCTTACAGCCGAACCTACGTTCAAAAAAACCTCCAACGCCCCGGCACCGATTGCACCTGTCACTGCCCGCACCTCTGGTGCGCCGACATTTGATACGACAGACCCACGGGCGGTAAAGTCCATGAGTACGTCAGATTGGATTGAGGCAGAACGGCTACGGCAGATCAAGAAGTTCGAGGCACAACGCAACAGATAATTTAGGATTATTACCATGTCTAACTCGATTTTAACAATCGACATGATCACGCGCAAGGCGCTTGAGATTCTCGAAAACAACCTTGTTCTTACACGTAACGTAAACCGTCAGTACGACGACAGCTTTGCTGTTGAAGGTGCTAAAATTGGTTCAACCCTGCGTATCCGTCTTCCAGACCGCGCACTTGTAACTGATGGCGCAGCCCTTCAGGTACAGGACGACAACGAGCAGTTCACAACTCTGACCGTTGCCAACCAGAAGCACATCGGCGTTAACTTCACGACTGCTGAATTGACCATGCAGCTTGACGATTTCGCAGAGCGCGTTCTCAAGCCACGTATCTCGCAGCTTGCTTCCAGCATCGACGCTGACGTTGCAAATGCGTATGCAACCATCGGTAACACTGTCGGCACGCCCGGCACGACGCCAGCTACTTCGGCTGTTCTTCTTGCTGCACAGCAGAAGCTGAACGAAAATGCTGCCGTAATGTCGCCACGTTATGCCACTGTCAACCCAGCCGCTAACGCTGGTTTGGTCGAAGGCATGAAGGGCCTCTTCAACCCAACCGACACTGTCAGCAAGCAGTTCAAGAACGGCATGATGGGTACAGGCGTACTTGGTTTTGAAGAAATTAACATGTCGCAGTCCATCAAGCAGTTCACCACTGGTACGCGTACCAACGGTACGACTGCTGCTGCTGTAACGGCTGAAGGTGCAACTTCGATCTCGTTGACCGGTTTGGGCAACGCAGGGACGGTTCTTGCTGGCGACGTGTTCACTGTAGCTGACTGCTTTGCTGTCAACCCACAGACCCGTGAAAGCACAGGTTCGTTGTTCCAGTTCGTTGCGCTTGCAAGCGTTACGGCATCGGCTGGCGGCGCTGCGACTGTTACGGTTGCTCCGATCTACTCGGCTGCTCACGCTTTGGCGACTGTCAACACACTGCCTGCCAACAGCAAGGCGGCTACGTTCGTCGGCGCTGCAAACACGCAGTACGCACAGAACCTCATCTACCACAAGGACGCCATCACCTTCGCAACAGCCGACCTTCTGCTCCCACAAGGCGTAGATATGGCTTCGCGTCAGGTACACAATGGCATCAGCTTGCGCGTTGTTCGTCAGTACGACATCAACAACGACCGTATGCCTTGCCGTATTGACGTTCTGTATGGCTACAGCACGATCCGTCCGCAAATGGCCGTTCGGATGTGGGGCTAATTTAATCACGGCCTCCGGTTCGCCGGAGGCCAAACATTTTAAAGGATTTTTATTATGGCTATTCTACCTAATGGCGCCGGCGGTTATCAAGTTGGCGACGGCAACCTCGGCGAAGTCACGCTGGGCGTATCCGCAATCCCTACTGCGTACACCGCAGGTGCTACACTGACCACTGCCGATTTGGCTGGT